CTATGCCCACATTTCCAGTACCGCTAATTTCCATATCTGTTACAGCACCCCTCATAAATTTTAATTTGGATGCTGTATAATTTCTAGTTATTCTAGCTTCCTCAGTACCAGAAATGTCATAATATATTTCAAGATTTGATGATGTTGCTATGTTACCAAATTTTGTTCTACTAACATAGGTACTAACAAATTCATTTAAAATACCCATTGGATATGTACCAGTAGAATGTGTACGAAAACTACCTTTAATATGCAAAGTACTTGATGGGTCACTTACACCAGTATTAATTCCGATAGCACCTCCAAAAGGATTCAAACTAATTGTTGATGAATCAGTGCCATCAATTTTTGCTGATTGTATAAAACCAGCTGAGCTACTTGAACCATGACCACCACCAAAATACATTCCATAACTAGAACCAACTCTATATGGTGCAATACTCATTGCATTATAATTAGTTGACTCATCTAAATTGGCGGCATTACCAGTAACATCCATAGCAATCCCTAATCTAGTGTAAGTACCTAAATCAGCATTATTTCTAATACTAACCTGGTCAGTTGAATTTATAAATATTGTGCTTGTACCAGAACCACCAGCCAATGTTAAAATACCACTAGAACCTGAAATACGACCTTGTGTTGCCCAACTAGCATTAGTAAAATTTAAAGTATTGTATAAACTCATGTCATAATAAACCCTTAAAGCGTGGGATAAATCTGAACCCGAATTTATTAAGATTGGTGAGCCAGTAGTTAGTTTTGCAATATTGTTTGTTTTTATTGTATCAAACTCAGCAGTTGTTATATCAACTCTGTCAGGATATAATCTTAATGGTGTACTAAAGCCACCATCAGTAACTCCATTTGAAATTCTAAAATCTAAATAACTACCAGTTGATGATGATGAAAAATGTGTTTTTAATGCTGTTTTTCTACCACTTTGTATAAATTGAACAACCTCATCATCTGGTGCTGAATTATTTATAAAAGTACCATCTGTTTGTACATCACCTGTTATTAATAAATTACCACTATTATATAATCTAAATATTGATGAATCTGCTGTATTTCTTATATGCAAAACATTACTTGCATCTCGATATATATCAGTAGTGTCGGTTGACCCAGAGCTTACAAATTGTAGTAAATTACTATCACTAGCTAATTTTACATTACCATAGAAAAAAGCATTTTTTGAACTATTAATAGTCAATGCAGTATTGGTATAATCACCATTTACAGCAACTCTAAAATCAGAACCCCAACCTTGTAAATAAACTGAGGTACTATCTTTTAATTCAATTTCACCAATACTATTTGCACCACCACTAAGTTTTACTAAATTATTTCCATCATTAACTGTTAAGGAACCATCTGTTGTAATGTTTCCATCTGCTTGTATAAAACCTGATAAATGTAAATTTTTAAATTTATAATCTGATGTTCCAATATCAACTAGATTATTTGTATCTACACCAGAGCCATTTAGAGGAACTAACCCAGCTCCACCAATACCAAATCCTTTATTGTTACCATTAACTGCATTATCATAAATTAATGAATTTTGTATTACTAATCTACTATCAACTGTAATTCCAGTTGTTGATATATCGCCACTAAAATCCCCAGTTGTTCCAGTTATTGTGCCACCTGTTACATTACCAGTTAAATTACCTGTTACGTTACCAGTTAAGTTACCTGTTACATTACCTGTTACATTACCTGTTACGTTACCAGTTAAGTTACCTGTTACATTACCCTCTAAATTAGCAACCAAAGTACCAGTAACAGTAGTTGCAAATGTATTCCCTGGCTCAACAGTTCCAAAACCTAAATTAAATTTTGGAGTTGCAATACCAGTTGATGCATCATAAGCCATTCCAACATATTTAGTACCAGTAGATACTATTTTACCATACCAGCCAATGTCTTTTGTATTAGCTGTATTGCCCTTGGCCATTTCAATCATATTATCGCCAATAGCAATAATTGTTGAATCAATAATCGTAGTTGTACCATTTACTGTTAAATCACCAGCAATAATCAAATTACCACCAATTTTAGCGTTTGCACTTGTTTGAAATTGATAGGTTGGAGTTACACCAATACCTAGTCTTGTAGTCGATAAATAAACAGAGGATGCATTACCAAGGCCATCGCTTAGTAGTTTTGCAGTTCCAGTTAAATTTGTATTATCGCCTATTTTTAGGATTGCATTATAAGTATCTTGAACCCTTAAGCCAGTAAATGTCGTAGCCATATATTTATTTTAAACTACAAATTTAAGCAATTTTAGCTACCTTCTTTTTCCTTGACCCCTAGATTTTTTCTTATAGCCATTTTGACTTTTAGATGCATTTTTAGAATGTACACCAGGCCGCCTTTTTTTTTGCTTTTTTCTGTAATTATTATCTATATTTTTAGCCATTGTTAAATTTAGCTTTATATAGTTTATAAATTAAAATTTTAAATAATACTATAACTAAAATTAATGTAAATATATTTGGATGTGATTCGCCACAAAATCCAAAAATGTGTTTTATAGTTTCCATTGTTTATTTATTTTTTAATAACATTTATTGATTTTTCTATACCCCTGGAACCGAAATAAGAAATTACAGTTGACATCATTATTTTTTCAAAAGTATCATTCCATAATGCATTTATAGTAAATCCAACATTATCAATACTATCTAATATACCAGCAAAACTAAATACAACTATACACCATATTAAAACCATAGGGCGGACATTTTTTGAAAGCCAAGAACCCTTGGAATCAGCAATCCATCTATTAGAAATTTCTTGCATTTCTTTATTTTGTTGGTCGTAAATCATTTGTTGGAGCTTTATTTTATCATCATTAGAAATTTTTGATTTACCAATTTCAGATAATGCCTCTTGCGGTGAACTTACACCACTTAATACTTTGCCTAATGTTGGGTTTATCATTGATGCCGCACCAAATAATAATTTACCAACAGTAGTTTCTTTGAATTTTTTTTTATCACTCATAATATTAACTTAATGGATATATTGTAAAAATAGATATAATTAATAAAACTAAAATCATCATACAAACTTCAATTATTTTTTTCATTTTCATAAAATTTAAAATGCATAACAAACAATATTAAATATAAATTAAATTCAGTCCAGTCATTTAAATCATCTGCTGGATAGTAGCTAAACCCTAATAATGGGCCAGTAGTTAATTTTTCTACTATTGCAAATTCCCAATTCATTTAACTATTTGTAATATCTATATATTTAGTTTTACCCTTGTCTCTAACCGCTTTTAATATTCGGTTTCTATTAACTGAATCACTTACATAACTAACATGGACCCAGTCAGGATTTGTACTATCACCAAACTCCCATATCATGCTATCAAAGTTTAAATTTTCTTTTATATAATTAAACATTTCAGCATTTGTTTTGTGGCCATAGATATCATCAATATCCATTGCATATCCAAAACAATGTTGCGAGGTTTGTTTACCATTTTTTGATGCACCGCCAATAGCTTTATTAAGTGCCTCAGACCTATAAAAAGAATTAATCTTTATTGGACCACCAACCCATTTTCTAAGTGGCTCAAATATGTTTTCCGCAACTGCTTTCATATTAGATAAAATGTTGCCATCTGGCGTATTTGCTAGTCCTAATCTCATTGCTGTAATGCTCTTAGTAGCTTCTTTTTCAGAAATATGTTTACTAATCATAATTTATTTTTAGTTTGTTGTTGCCCTTCTAGGCCTTTCACCTTCTAGCATTATAGTATTTATTCTTTGCTGTATTTCATCTTTAGTAGCTGTAATTTTAAATGTTAAATCAGCTTTCCATTGGCCTCTAGGTTTGCCATTTTTGTCAAGTAATATTATTACTGGCACAGATTTTATTTGTGCTTTTAAAGATGGCACCTGGTCCTCTAATAATGCATATTTAATTATACAATTTTTAACACCCTTTAAATCAAAATTGTTAGATTGATTCCATTTTGCATTGATATGCAATAATTTTAAATCTTGACCATTAACACAAACCGCAACCAATACAAATATCACACATAATATAAATTTTTTCATCTTTTTTTATAAACTTTATCTTCTAAATCTTTTATTGCTTCTTTATTTTCCTCAACATCCTCTTTGATGTTTTCTGTTAATTTATCAATTTGAACAATATTAGTTCTGATTAATTCATCTTTAAATTTAAACTCCATTTGTTGTACAAATTCATCACCAGAAAAATTATCAATTTTATTTTGTAAATCAGTTATATCGCCTTGTAATGTAAACCACATACTAGCTAGTGAAATTGTACCAGCAATAATAATTCCTATTGTTTTTAAATCTAGTTGTACGTTAGTATCCTCGCTAATTTTTGTTGCCATCTTGTTTTTTACTTTTTATTTTTTGTATTGTATAAATTATGGTTGCAATTAGCAAAATAATTCTTAATGTAACTTCAATGTTTGTCATTGATAATCCTAGGGCTAATGTGTTAAATGTATATATTTTCATGTCTTGTAATGCCATTTTTTTTAATTTGTTTGTTCAACTTTATTTGATAATTCTAATATTGCCCTAAAATATGTATGGTCTGTTAAATCCTCTTGTAAATATGTTACGCCAGAATTTTGAACTGCATAACAATTAAAATTATTAGATGTTAAATCAAATGCACTTTGATTTTTAGTTATAATTAAATTCATTATATCACTCATAATTGTATTAGCTTGTAAATCACCACCAGTTGTACTTTGAAATCTAGTAACAACTTCAATTCTAGTAATACATTCAACATTATATTTTGTTTGGTTATCATCAATTGCATTTGTTGATAAACCATAAACTCTCACATAAGGGAATGATACATTATTAGGCACTCTGTTATAAAATGGCACATTTGCACCATTATAACTTATATTACCACCGCAAGTTGTAATTATTTTTTGTCTTATAAATTTTATAGGGTCTTTCATTATTTTGTTGCTTTTTTTAGCTCTTGTTCTAATTTTTGTAATAATTCATAAAAACCCTCCCTAACTGAATTAAAAAAATATGGTTGCGGCTTCATTGTAACCTCTCTTTTACCTTGGCCACTAAACATAGCTTTTATCATTGATGCACTTATACCTAGTTCCTCAGCATCATTAGTATTTATGGCACCACCAGTACCAAACTCAATATAAGGTGCATATTTTGCAGTCGCTTCAACATACGCTTTATTCTTTTGTGAACCATAGCTAATGGATTGTTTTAAATTACCAGTATCAACAGGAACTTTTTTTACAGCTTTTGATACTATGTTAGCGGCTGTATAACCTATTTGACTGCTTAGTTTTTGTTCGCTAATTTTTTTAAGTTTTTTTAACTTTTTATTTAGCAAAACTAAATCACTACTATTTATTTTAACACCAGCTTTTGCCATTATTCAATTTTAATTCCTATTATTTTTGTATAATTTTTATATTCACTTTCGTAAATATCATTTATTCTGTAATCCTCATCAACGCCATCAACTTGGAAAAACCACTCTTGACCACCAATATTAGCATCAATAAAATCTATTGTATCAGCTCGGCATATTAATTCAACCTCAGTCCTGGTTTGTCTTTGGCCATCTGTTGACGTTCTTAATCCTTTGACTTGTTTGTACTTAGCCCAAATATCAATATAATCAGTAACAGTATTGGTCCAACCGCCAAAATTATCAGATACATTAGTTAATTTTTTTATCTGTATTCTAGTATTTAGTTTACCTATATTCATTATAAAAACATTGCTTTATACGAATTTAAAATATCCCTTGTATCGGTTGGTATTAAATCAGATGCATTGTTTTCATCACCAGAATTAAAATCAACTCTATTTTCATAATATGTTGTGGCTAGTTGCAATATAGCTTGTTGTAATAAAGAATCATTAAGACCAGCAGTAATATATACAACAGTTACTTTTTTAGCATAACCATTATCCAGCTCAATAGTTTCTTTGTCTAAACCAACATTTGTATGTGTTAATGCAACACCATCAGCATGAATACTAGATATTGTTGCAACTGGCCCAAATGGTATTGTAAATGTGCCGCTGGTTTCATCTAAATAATAACTTCTATTTTTTGCAACAATATCCCTTGAAATATAATTCTCACACCATATCCTAGCTTGAGTTATTTGCCTTGCAATAATTGCATCATCAGCTGTTGTATCTATTTTTGCAAATAGTTTTAAATCAGCGGATGTAACAATTTCCGACCCAGTAGTTGAATTAATCTTTACTTGCCTCATTTTTGGTTTCTTTAGATTTTAATTTTAGTTCTTTAGTTTCTTTTTTTGGCTTAGCTTCTTTTTTAACAATAGCTTCACCCCATCCTTTAGAAATCCATTTACTTGAATTCAGTTCGTTAATTTCAATTATATCACCCTCATTGTAATTACGACCCTCTTTACTAATTGGTATTAAAAGTTTTATTTTCATGATATTAATTTTATGTAAAGATAAAAAAAAAGTGCCACTAGGTTTTTAATCTAATGGCACATCAAACTTATTTATGAAATCAATGCAAAGTTATTAAAATTTTCTTTATACTTTCCATTGATATTTATTTTTAAACAAGATTGGCCTAAGTTTGGAATTATAAAAAAACCATTATTTCCCTCATCCCACAAAGCAAAGAAATCAACAAATTTTTTTTCATAAGATGGCAAACCAGTACGCCTTAATGTAATTTGAATACTGTTTTTATGCCTTCGCCTATCTTTGCCTAAATATTTGATTTGTATTTTAAACATAACACCATCCTTCTCAAGAATACAATCATAATAACTTGAACCTATAAGCGGAGTTGATACATTGTAACCATGTTGAATGGCAATTGCCGCAAAATGACATTCCGCAAAACAACCCTTTTGGTTATGGTTCATAAAAAAGAATATATAAAAAAAACCAGCTAAATTAATAACTGGCTTTTTAACATTCCAAGATTTCAAACAAAACAACAATTACAAAAATTTATCCTCGGAATGTACTATTTTATGAATATCATTAGCTAATTTATATATCCTTATTTTTTTTATAGGCGGCAAATTATCCCATGTTTTACGTTCAATGGAACCTTGTATCATGTCATCAATATGTATCATTTTTTTACTGCTCATTTGTCAATATTGAAACGCCAAAAACACATAGTATTGTGGCTGTTAAAAAGTCACTTGATAATAACACCACCCTAACACTCAAAAAGAACATTATAAACGCTAAAAAGTGCTTTAAATTAGGTTTGCTCATTATCCTTAGTTATTTTAATTAAACCTTTTGAGTAGTTTTTAAATAAATTATTAAATACATCCCTTTCATTTTTTCTTTGCCTTTTAGCTTTATTTAAATTGTGTAAAAATTTATTTCTATTTGCCATGATTATATATCTAACATTAAGAATAAACATATTGTGTAAACAACTACATGAATGGCAATTAACCATTTCCAATTGTTAGGGTCTTGTTTTAAAAACTTTTTATACATATCAAACATTGTCTTTATTTTTAATTAGTGATTTAGATAATTCATGCAGTAATAGTTGTCTATAACCTTTTGGCATTTCAAGTGCCTTGTCTTTTATTTTATTGTAGTATATTATTTTCATAAATATATAGGGGGTTTTTACACCCCCATTGTTTTCTCTATTTAAAAGGTGCTAATAAATTGTTTACTTGTTCTAACTCCTTTTTATACCAATCTTTATAAAAAAATGTTTTAATTGGTATCATTTTACCATCAACATTATTCCATTTACATTTAGCTCTAATTTCGTTGACTTGTTGTTTATCAAATTGTGATGGCAAGGTTGCTCCAACTGTTGAATTTAAAATAACTTTGCTTTCATCATTTATACCAACTGTTGAGTTTCCAACTTGAACAACATAATTACATCTAATAATGCCTCTCTGTAATTTCATTTGAAATTCTAAAGCTGATTTTCTTTCTTTTAAACTTTTTTTAAATTTTAATAAATAATCTTTCATAATAATAATTTTTATTGTTTTGTTTACACAAATATAAAAGAATATTTTTAAATACCAAATATATTTTGCATTTATTTTAAAAAAAAACCTATTTTAAATTTTTTACTGGTGGGTTGTTATTTCATATACTCAACCAATACACTCTCATACTTTTTAAAAAACATTCTCAATGTAGGCAGTTATTTCGTGTACTCTACCAATATACATTTATCAATGCTTTCAGTTTTTTTTATTTCAATGAACTTAATTTGAAAAGGTGGGCGGACTTGCACCGCCTTTGTAGGGCATTCACCCCTAACTTGTACTAACCACCTTTTTAATGAACGTAATAATTATTAACTAATTACATGACAAATATAAAAGTTTTTTTTTAATTACAAAATTTATTTTGCATTTATTTTATTATTATTTCACTTTACCCCATAAAAAAAGGGGTAATAAATACCCCTTTAATTAATATAATAGTTATTATTATGGCGTTTCTAGTGCCGCTTTTGCAGTACTGAATGTTCCATCTATAATACCATTTGGTAAATAAGTTGCTAGTGCAACTCTTTCCATTACTCTAACAGTAACAAAACCATCCCTCACGTTAGTTCCATCCTCTGTAAAGAATTCAACAGATACGTTGTCTCTAACCCATAATTGAGCCGCTTGACCAAAGTTACCAACTAGGAATGTTCCTGGGTTAACTTCGTTATTTACAGCGATTGGCACACCTAAGAAATTAGGTTGTAACCCTTGATACACTTGGTCCTTAAGATAGTTATTAGTAGTATCTTTTAATAATAGGATTTTGTGAAAATCAGTTGGGTTAAGTAAAATATAATCAGCTTTGTAGTTAGCAATCTGTAATTGATTGATGGCCGCTACAAGTACATCAAATTCATTTGCCGCTTCAACTGACTGGTAAAATTTACCATTAGCTGAAACATCAAAGTTTGTACCTGAGTTATAGAAACCATTTAAATTTGGAGCTGAACCATTACCACCTAAAATTTGGTCATCCTCAACTTCCATTAATTTAGCTGGTACCCTAGCTGATAAATAGCTAGAAATTTGTGGCGTATCATGTAGCATTTCATCTGAAATTCTTAAATACGTTCCAATTTTTCTAACATTAGCATCAACAGCAGTCATATCAAAATCAGTTTGTCCTAATGTAGAACCTTCTGCCGCCGCCGCCGCACCATTGCTATATCCACTTTCTTTAACATATTTAACAACATCGCTATTAGTTGAACCAATAGGAATTATTTGTCTAATGTTTTGTGGAGTTGTAGGGTCAAATTTATACCCTGGTATTCTTTGTGGTGGTATAACCGCTCCAGAAAAATCGGCCGCAACTGTCATGTCCGCCTTTATATCAAACGAGGCACCTCTGTTTGAGCCATTTCTCATTGCATCTAATGCACCCTCTTTGATAGCTTTTGTTAAGTTACCAGAAAATGATTTGTCCTCTTTTTGAGATGCTTCAAATCTTTTTTTGCTAGATACTTCAATAGCATCCATTCTTTCAGTAAATTTTTGTGTTAGGTTTTTGATTTCGCCTTTTAATGCTTCATCCGCCTTACCAGTTGCTGAATCAACTGCTTGTCCATGAGCTTTTTCCAATTTAGC